GTAGAACTAAATGATTGCGTTGCTGGACTATTGGTAAGTAATGGTTGACTTGTCCAGTTAAATCCATTGGTATATTCAGAAGGATAAACTGCTCCTTTGAATAACTCTATGCTTTGAGATACTAAATTAGGAAAAGAAGTTACTACACTATCGGCACTAGTACCGTATGCTTCACCAAACTTTACATCAAACTGTTTAACCGAATTATCTAAAGAAGAAGAATTATTTATCTTCCAATTATAATCAAAGCTTAGATAATCACCTAGCGGTCTTGCTAAGTCAATAGTACCAGTCTTAAGTTTATTCGAAGAAAAAGTAAAACCAGTTAACTTAGTTGAGCTACCGCTATAGTATAAATTAGAAGTAAAATTAAATTGTGGTAATAAAGAGTTAGATGAACTAACTGTATATACTAAATTTGTATTAGTTACATTAGGTGTAGTCGGTTGCTGTAATATAGTATATGCCATTACTGTCTCTTAAATGTATTTTTAAATTGTAATGCTATATCTTCTGATACGTTTTCTGCCAATAGGTCATATCCTTTAGAATCCATTACCCCTAGTACTGCTGGTTTAATAAATGGTTGTGGTTTATATCCATAGTAAGCTACCGATGCTCTCCATGGTTGAAATACTTTAGTACGTCCGGCATACTTATGCTTAAACTGTCCGGGTTCGTATAAAGACATATTATTCTTTCTACTAAACTTATTCTTATAAGTCTTAGGTTGAAAACCATTACTAAATTTCTTTCTAGCTCCTTTAGCTCCTGCATCTTGATAGTAACCATACTTAAACATCTTACTAATAATCTGTATAGTGCCATCTCTGCCTATACGGACTTTATCAGATATACTCTGTCTTAATGCACCAGTTCTACTTGGAGCTAATCTCTTCTTTTGATTAGTAATTAAAGAAGCTATTTTGTTAAGAGTCTGTCTTAAGTTCATTATGGATATTCTGGATATACGCAGTAGTTTAAATTAAATGGTGTAATAATGTCTATATTAGCTACCCATCCGTATACTCTATTTTGAAAGCCTTCATTGACTGGTACACAGTCTGTCATTTCCATACTATAGTTTTGCTGTATGTCAGTAGGACCATATTCGAAATAAGACATAATGTCGTATATATATCCTTCTGTATCTGACATTAACTGAACGTTACTCTGTGATCTATTCTTTGGCTGGTCTAGACTATACATCTCAAAAGATAAAGTTCTTAGTCTATCGGCATATAAAGTATTCATTGGTCTTAGAAATACATAAGGGTATTTTCTATTTACAGCACTTGCATCTAAGTAATCTAAAGTACCGGTATCAAACGAAGCTATAGCCAGATGAGCATTTACTCTTGACTCTATAAGGTTTACTACCTCTATGTATTGAACGTTACGTTCTATTCTATTTACTGACATTATCTTTTACTCTTTGTAAATTAGCACCTCTTACCATAGATGCAATTTGGTTATGGTTATAATACCCTGTTGCTAACATCTCTTTTATCTTTTTATCTATGTTAATCTGCTCTTGAGTAGCCTTACGGTCTATCATGTTATCTTTAACTATAGTTCTAAAACCTTTACCTAACGGCATACGTTTTATTTTCTTCTTCTTCTTAGGATCGTCTTTTATAAGAAAAGTATTACCTAATTTATCAACGTCTAGTTCTTGACTGTTGTAATCTTTTTTTGTTTTCTTTTTCGACTTCATTGTTATAATCTTTATCTATTTCTAAAAAATTTAAAGTAAAAATAAAATTTAAATCTACTATACTGGGTTCTCCAGTGACTGAAAGTATATTGGTTTTAGAGAGTTGGTAAAGAGTACCGAACCATCCCCAATGTCCGCCGAAAGACGTCTCAGTATCAGGTCCTCCATCCTCCTCATCAGATCCTTCGACATTGTCTTCTTGGAATAAGCTATATGATTCAAATATAGACTTCCTGTTGACAAAAAAAAACTTACAGCTCCTAAAAATAAATGAACCGGAAAGTCTTTAAACTTCTCTTCGACTCTTAGTCTTTCTTTACTATCATACTTATCTAACTCATACCAATCAAAAGGATTCTCTACTTTATTCCTTGCTACCTTTATACCTTGCTTTATAGTATAAGCAATAGAATCAAATCTATGCTTCTTTATAGGTCGGTATAGTATAGCAGCAACCTTATGCATATTGTTCTCTAAGTCTTTACAGTACTCTTCTAAGTCAATATATTCACCTAACGTGAATTGTTTTATATTACTGTAACCATACTCTACGCCATCCCATTCTAGTAATGGATGAAATAGTTCTTTATGATCTGCTATCTCTGCATATAGGTTAGATACTTTATTAAGACTATCTAAGTCCCACATTCTAACTTTTTCTTTACTCTGTCCGGTTAAAATAGATACTGTGTGGACAAGGCGGCCGAACTTAGATTGACCTTTATATGACGTCATAGCAGCATAATCCTCTATTGTCATGTATTCAGGTATGGATAATTGTAAAGTCTCTTTCATTCTATAATAAATATAAATTAAATTTTCAAAGTAGTTATGTTATAAAGGTCGTCCAAACGAAGGCTTTACGCTTTTTATTCCGCTTACTCTTATAGGACGTCTTTCTAAGAATTGGTTTCTACTATAATTAGCTAGCATTAATGAATCAATGTAATCGTCATGAGCACCATTACTATGACCAAATGATAGTTTACCAGTAGGGCTTAATTTGTATGTATATGTAGCAAACTCTCTGTGTAGTTCTGGACATAGATCATTGCTTGGTAATTCTATATTCATTAGCTCTATATCGTTTATAAGCTTTCTTACTAACTCGGTTTTGTTATTTTGATTGGTAGTAAACTTTTTTATACGTCTATGCTTAGGTCCTACCAAGTCATACATCGCTCTTCCTATCCCGTTCACCTCTATGTAGCCTCCTACTACATTGTAGCTTTGTAACTCCTTTAAGAATAACGTCGCTGCCGTATTTATATCTGTTTGTGATATACTTACTACGTTTACAACTCTACCTATTGGAGAGACAAGAGTCATAACACTTGCATCATCACTTAGTCCCGTATCTACCCCTACGTATACATCTCCTCCTTTTCTATATTCACCTACAAAGGCTACTTTATCTATACCAACAAATACATCGTTAGCACTATCTACAAATTGAGCTAAGTATTCTTGAGCATAAATGTCTGCCGGTAAAGAACTCTTTGCTTCATCTAATAAAGTCTTACTTATGTATGGACATTCTTCTAATGTTATTCTATGACTTACTACGTCATTCTTCATATACCAAGTAAACAGATGATTCTTTCCTGCTGGTGTGCTTACTAAGAGACATTTCTTACCATTAGGGTTAAGAGTAGGTAGTAGAATAGTATCTATAACACTCTGCTTAATGTAAGCTGCTTCATCTAGTATAAGATGAGTAAACCTAAAGCCTCTAATATTATCGGCCGAATCACTACTAAGAAACTTTATAGTACTGCCATTTATAAAGGTTATAACAGCCTCCATCCTATTTGACGATTGTACTAAGTCAGGTGCTGCTGTTACTATTTGATCTAATACAGACTTAGCTTGACTAAAGGTAGGACTACACCATCCTAGCTTTTGATTCTTTTTTTGTAACGCCCAGTATAAGGAGAAATTTATTGCTGCTAAAGTCTTACCAGATCCTCTTGGTGCTACTAAGGTACCAAATAAATCATCTGTTGTAACGAATTTATCAATAAAGGCTTGTTGTGCTTTGTAAGGTGTGAATAACTTTACATTCATTTACTCTGGTGTGTTAAACGATACTTCTATATCACCTTTTATTTCCGCTTGTATCTTTTGTATATCATTGCCAGTATACTTTACTATTTGGTCTATAGCTCTTTGTCTAATCTTAGGGTTATCATCTGCCATTAAACGGATAAGTTCTTCTACTGCTGGAGTTAATTGTTTCTCTAGTAGTTCCTTCCATACAGTAGTATGATGGTCTTTAGCTTTTAAGAAGTACTGGCAGCATTGTTGTTCTGACTTACCATACTCTTTCTTAGCCCAAGCAACGTATTTCCTTTGTCCCCAATCTAAATTGTAACGCAAGTCGTACGCTTTCTCTACTATATCCTTTAATTCTTTGTTGTTTACCTTATCTCCAGCCATACCGTATTATATTGATATTATATATCCTATGTTAATAAATAGCGCTATTCTGCCAAATGTGCGTATCTACAATTATCCATTACTTTCCTACTCCAATCCTCTTTTAAATACTTTCTTAGTATCTCTACTTTATCAAACTTCCAACCCATCTCATTAAATATTGGTTGTAGCTTATAACTATCTTGACCACAGTATATGTATATATCGCTATTGTAGAACTTAGGTGTTAGAAATCTTCTGAATCTAAGATTAAATACTCTACCGTATGATGTTATACAGTAACCTCTATCTAGTAATGTATATCTTTCTCCTTCTATTAGATACTCTTCTACGACTCTAGGGTTAATTTTTAGTTGATCTATAATGTTTTCTTTGTATACAATATGTTCGGTATAATTTAAACCGTTGTAAAATCTACGTACTGCTTCATCGTATTCTGCATTACTTAAGTAGTCTCGTTCTCTAGCCATTCTTCATAACTTTTATTTACCGCTCTTGCTACGCTGCCATACTCGCAACCGCAACCTCGACGTTGTATTTTATCTGCTCCTTTTAAAACCTTTTCTGCATATAAGTAATCATGTATAACATCGCCTCTCATCACTTTATTGTAAGCTTTATTTTTAAAGTGACCTAATAACCAATCTTTATCCCTATCACTTACTCGTACCACGCTTCAACTCTATCAATTAGATGATTAATAAAATATGCTAACAAACTAGTAAGAACAGCTGCTAGAATATCCCAGAACATAAATAAAGAGAATATAAAACCCAAACATTTAGGGCAACTAAGTATAGTCTGGCAGGACCGCCCTATGGTGGAATCTGGTAATTTATCTAACAGCCGATTCTTAATACCTTGTATTGGAGTATAAAAGCTAGTAATAAAGATACTACCAACGGCTATACCCAATATGTTATAAATAGTAATTGGTATCATTTCTGTAGCTCTTTTAAATACTCTCTTACCACTCTTCTTATTTGAGATACTTTTCGTGTCTCTCGTCTTTTACGTCTTTTCTTATACCTATCTACTATCTTAGGGTATACCATAGAGAGAAGTAATGCTAATAAGGCAAAGTTAAGTATAAAGCTTATTTCTAACATTATGCTAAGTGTTTGCATTTTTCTTTTATTTTTTTAAGTGTCTTTCTTAGTCCTGATTGTAATGAACCATAAGGTATGTTATACTTCTCAGAAATCTCTACGTAAGTATTACCCCAGTCGATCTTTTCTGTAAGTAACATTTTCTCATAAGGATCTAACTCAGACATTTGTTTGTTTATACACATTTGTAGGTCTGATATTTCATCCTCAAATGGTTTAGGAAACATTTCGTCTTGCTTATAATCATAAGTACCATTGTATAACTCTCTAGTATTACCTATAAACTTACGATGTGTATGCCACATACGCGAAGTACTTGACTTAAGTTGAAAGTTAGCAATATAAGTAACAAAGTGTTCGCATTTATTATTTATACAAGACTCATACTGTACGTCTAAAGGTTTGTTTAAGAAGAACTCTAAGCTTAATTGCAGTAAATCATCCGCCCACTTCGAAGCAGCTACACCGCATATCTTAGTCATGTTAATTTGTAACTGAGGAAATATCTTAGTTAAATGATCATCTACATATTCTTTCTTTACTTTGTCTGTCATTATTCTTTTTTATTTCCTGTTATATCTCCAGGATAAAACTTTCCGAGAATATTTCCGTTCTTACTCATTGGGTTTCTTAGAGCTTGTAAAGTAAATAAAGCTTCTGTTTCTAAAAACGTTAGCTCTTTACGGCTATAAGCAAAGTCAATAATAGTCCTATCTACTATCTCCCATGACTCTAACTGTTTAAAATATTTATTGCTAGAAGAATACTGCATCCAATTACTTTCTTTCGTAACTTTCCGTTTCTTTTTAGTACCTTTAAGGGGTTTTCTTGTAACCGTGCTGTATAAAGCTTTGCGACCTATATACCAATACCCATTAATATCCGTTATGATATATAGAAATCCATAAACCCCCTCAGGTACTTCTTCTATTGAACTAATAATTTTATCTTGATATTTCCAAGGTACCATTACGACTCTAATTTGACCCCACCATCAGAACCGTAAAATCTTTCTCCACCAGATAATTTATCTTTACTAACTTTATTAAGCTTAGGTAGCTTTAATGTACCAGGCTGAGGAGCTGAAGATTGCTGAGGAGAAGGATTAGATGTTACTCCTGCTGCACCAGCCTTCATACCATCCATAATTCCGCTTACTGCTTGAGCTAAGTCTTGTAATAGTTTATTTTGGTTAGCATCACTTGCTTTAAGTTCTGATATCATTTGAAAAGCATCGTACTCATTAAGAATAGTTTCCTTTTCATTCATTACTACTTTTACTTTAAGCTTAGGTTTAGCCTGACCTTTTGGTTTATTATCTGTTGGTATGTATTTACTCATAACTGTCTTTGTTTATTATAATTAGTTCTCTTTTTGCTAAAACCTCTTTGGCATATATCTCTATACCATTTTAATTGTTTATCAGATAACTTGTCTAAGTATTGTATATCTTTAAGAAAAGATCTTTCAATGTTACCTAACTTATATTTCTTACCATTCTTTAAAATACCATAAATCTTTTTAGATCTATTTCTCTTAATTACTTCTTTGTTAGAAGTTCTAGTAGAAGAATTTTCTTTTTTACCTTTTAGTAACCTTACCTGACCTCTTAATTCTTTAGCTTTCATTATTAAGCTAGCATTTAATTGATTAAGACTCCCAGTTCTACTCTTTAGTTCTTTATTCTCATCTTCTAATTCTTTTACTCTATTAAGTAAGTTTTCTATTTGATTATTATTATTTATCATATATACGGTTTTATTATAATAGGTAGAGACCTTCTTTAAAAACTTTTCAAACGAAATATTACTTATTTTTCTTTACCCTATTACGTGCAGGATTTGTGCTGTTGCAACTCTCTTATCGCTGACTCCGTAGGATTGGTTACCTTTCTATAAAGCAAACTTTCTTACTCCTATGTATTACTAATGTACGATTATTATCTTAAATAGACAACTATTTCCTTTTATTTCTTTTTGCTCTATATTTACCAAACCATTTTTTATTTACCTCATCTATCTTTTCTTGTATGTCAGGTACTTGTTCAAACTGATAACCAGTAGGTAGTTCTTCTAATCTAATTAAAGAATATCCTTTAGCAGGACCTCTTTTAATTTCTTCTCCATCTCTTAGTCTATTTGCTATAGTACCTAGACTACATCCTAAACCAAACTTAGCTACAATGTTACCTTCAAAGTATCTTTCAGTACCGTCTTTATAAAACGCTACTAAAGGCCTTCTATTTGCTTTAGCTGTTTTTAGAGACTGAAATACTCTTAAGCCAGTTTCATAACTATGTCTCATATTATCCGACTTA